GTATAATGTTTCATATTTTCATCAAGTCTAACTTCCTGTTTTTCATCAGTAACTTCAATTGTTTCATCAGTTTCTGCGATCTCTGAGGTAACTGCTTCAGATTTAGGAAAATAACTTTCTTTAAGTACATTCAATTTTTCAATGTATTGCTCTTCGTTCTCGTATTCGATACCTTCTGCTAACTTTGAGATTTTTTCCGTTTCAGTATCGGCCAAATCTTTAGTTGCATCACGAAGGACATCGTCTTTTTTGAACTGAGACAATTCTTTTTGGAGTTCTACTCCACGATTGATTTCCTCATCCAAAGAGGTTTCAAGGTCTTCGACTTTTGTGAATAAGTCATCAACCATGTCAACTTTTTCTTCTGGAATATCAATGTAATGTTCTGTGAAAAGAGTTCTGAGTCCGGACATGAAATCTTCAACCAACTCGGTACGAATACCGCGTTCGATTGCCAGTTCATTTTCTTGCATCCACTCTTCTACAATATATGTCAAATATCCATCGACCTTTTCTGTAAGTTCGTTTGTAAATTCTTCAGAACTTGAATCTTGGTCTGATTTTAGTTGAGTTTCAAGTTCTTCCATTTTCTTATTAACTTGTTCAATAACTTTTGATTGAACTGCAGCTTCGAAGATTGTTGAGGCTTTTTGTTTAAAATCTTCTGAAAGACCTTCTTCGCCTTGTACTAATGCTTCAACATCGTCTTTGACATCTATTTTAATGTCTTCTGGTCTGATAGCGGCTTTAGTTCGAACTTTATCTTCTTTAACTTCTTCTTTAACTGTTTCAAGATTAGTAGCTGCCAGAATTTCTTCATACTTGGTAGCCAAATCACCTTTTAACATTCCATTAACGGAATCATAGATGTTTTTCAGCATCTGGTTTTTAGTTTTTGGAATGCTTACAGCTTCTTTTTTCACTTTCTTTCCTTCTGCCGGTTCTTCATCATCTTCCTCTTCATCTTCCTCTTCATCTTCTTCATCATCTTCTTGTTCTTTTTTAACGGAAGCCTTAGCGGTTTTACCCTCTTCTACTTCTTCGTCTTCTATTAAATCATCTGAAGAATCTTCTTCAATTCCTTCTTCTTCAGACTCTTGTGCTAAATATTCTTCAGACATTTAAATCTCCTATATCTAATTTAAATTAGTATTTACTGTTATTATTTAGTAAATTTATAAACTTAACATAAACGTTTCGAAAGCATCTATCTGTGTTTTTTCAAGACTTTTTCGAGACAATTTAATTTGTTTTTTGATTTGGGCAATTTGGTGTTCACCTAGAATACCGTTATCCCATATCCACTCTTTACCTTCCATCACTCCATTAACAAATGCCGCTGGAGCAGAAGGATCGGCAACAATATCGGCCGCTGTTGCAAGATAAAAATCATCTTGTACTTGTTGAATATCGCGACCAACAGGTTTCAACGAACCCATTCCTCTAGATGAAACACCCAAACGGGCACCTTCATCTATTAAATTTTTTACGATCTTACCATAAGGCGTATCCATAATCTTAGCTCTACCATGGGAATTATTACCATCTTGCTTCAATTCTGTAATCATGTGTGAAACTCGTTCAAGATTAACGGTTGGTCCGTCAGGATGACCGAGTTCACCAAAAGCTCTGCTTTGCTTTATATAATTTTTCTCATATCTTTTAACTTCTTTTTCTAATATCTCTTTTGGATAAACTCGTCCATTCCTATTCTTTACATTGGCTTGCATGAATACACCCTCAATGTAATAATTCTTTCCGGTTTTACTTGCTTCACAAATAAATTCTACATTATCCAGTTCTTCGCATATTAGTTTCATGTTTCTCCTATCATGGGTAATTTCCTAGTACGTAATCAACTGGGAATCCTAAAGTAGCATTTTGTTCGTATTGTGGCACATCGTATCCACCAACTTTCTTACATTCCATCCAAACCGTATATGAATCAGTACCCCCGTGACCTATTGTAGAGAATTGTATATCTCCCAAAACTCCACCAGAATCACCAGTTGCATTTACTGGAATTCCAGGCCATGCTTGTGCTCCGGCATTCCAACTACCATTACCAGATAATGTTGCAATAGCTGCTTCTGTACTTGAACCATCCCATTCAACAAGAATATCTAAACCACTAGTTATCCATTGCATTCTGGTAACTGTAAGTTCATAATCTTGTTCTATTAAGGTTCCACTATTAGCAGCGGTTTCTGTATGTAATCCTGATACACTACCGACAATCTTATCAGCATTTGAATAAGCCGTAGAAGCGGAGGCCGCTTTTTTATTTGTATAATCCCATCCAACAACTTCTACAGTAGTTGCACTCGCAGTAAATCCAGTAACAATAAAGAATTCAGATCCGTCACCAACTGCGGAATGACCTGCAGCCGTTGAAATTACTTCACCAATTTTAAATTTTTCTGTAGATGCACCAGACAAAGTAAGGGTATGTTTTGCCCAAGTAAGAGTCGATACATCTACTTTCTTAACATCCGATTCCGATGCATCAGAGTGAAATTTAAATACTATGTGCTTTTCGGTTTCAATTAAGGTTTGATTAACTGCTGCCATCTTCTATTTCCTGTGATTCGGTTTCTTGAACAACTTTTTCACTTTGTTTGTTTAAAAAAGAACTAGCAACGTCTTTTTTCTTATTTTCTAATGCTACCATAATTTTTTGTTGGAGTACATCACTTATTGCTGATTTTACTCCTGTGCTATCTCCGCCTATGGACATTGACACAATATCACTAACTGTAGTTGTTTCAGACATTTTTATCCTCTATTATATATTTATACTATTTATAAATTTTAGCTACTTATCACTTTTAGATCTGGCTTTCCTTTTGTTGGGTCAAATTCAGCATATTGATCTTCTTCTTTACCACCTTTTTCTGCTTTTTCTTTCTCAATTTCGTCTTTTATTTGGTCAATTTGCTCTTGGGTCAGTTTAAGAATATGTTTATTAATATACTCTTGAGAGAAAAATTTTCCAACAACTTCATCCCTGTATCCCATATCATTTACCAAAATACCTAACCGTTCCTTCATCATTTGTGCATTTTGTAGTTCCGCAAAATGTGAATCGGATTGCCATTCATATATAATTTCGTCTTTTATAAGAAGCCAATCTTGAGATGAAATAATACCTTTAAGTAACAATTGTTTCTCTAGAAGATCATTAAACAATATTTGAAATCTAGCACGCAATCTTTCAATGAATCGTGTAAATTTAACCTCATCTCGCGAAATCTCTTCTGCCCTTCCAAGAATAAAACCAGAATCTTGCTCTAAACGGGAAGGAGGAACATTAAGTGCTTTGTATAACTTTGTTCTAAAATATTCAACATCTGCCAATTCTCCTAAATTTTCTCCACCTGGCAACGTTGTAATTTCTGTACCTCTCCCACCTTCTCTACGTGGAAGCCAATAATCCTCTAACATACTCATATGCTTACGTTCATCTTTAACTTCACCAGTAGCGGAATCATATACCAGTTTGTTCTTGTATTTGTTCATGATGTCGCGAAGATATTGTTCTGCTTTGATCTTGGGTAAGTTACCAACATCAATGTAGAAAATTCTTCGTTCAGGAGCACGTGAGATACGGTAAATGACCACCGCGTCTTCTATCATTCTAAGTTGATTGAGGGATTTAATTGCTTTGTGTAGATGACCTAAAACTATTTTTCTATTGGCATCTAATATACCTGAATGGGCATAAGAGATAGAATCTGAGGCAATTTGAACTGTGGCACTACCGGCGGAATCTGAAATACCTTTTTCATTAAATAAATAATATTCTTCAAATGAGTTTGTATCAATTTCTTGTCCTTGAAGACCAATAGTAAGTTTTGGTTGTCGAACTTTCTTTATTTTTAGGGGATCTATTGAACGTAATTCTAGAACACCTCTTTTGGGATTTTTAGTATCAATGATAATATGAAAATACAATCTACCATCAACATACCATTTTCTGAACAACTCATACCCAACTTTTCGGAAATCAAGCAAACGGATAAGTTCTGCAAACTCATCCTTTATACTATCTTTAATGATATCTGATAGATTGGATTTTTCTAGATTGATGCTGACAGGAGATTCTTGCCTATTCGTAACAACGGCTTCATTAATAACATCGTCAATAGCCTGATCACATTCGGGATATGTTGCCATTTCCCGATATTTTTTAATTAATTCTGTTTCGCTTTTAGCGGAACCTTCCAGATCTACATATGTTCCATATGCTCCTCCGGCCGGGCCAACTTCAAGTTCTCCATCTTCTGATTCTGGAAGTGCGAAAGATTTTTTGTTCTTTTCGTCCTTGTCAACTCTTCCTATAGAAAATCCAAATAATTCAATTGCCATACATTCTTCCTAATAGGTGAAATGGGAGCAGATAACTCCACTCCCATATAAAATTGTTTCTTTTATTATCTATTAACCTAAACCAACAACGCTATCGATAGATCTCCAATAAGCAAATTCCCATGTTACATCATAGGTCTGAATATCGTTAGTTTCCCAATCAACTGTAATTTCACCAACGGCCGAAGGCCATGCATTGAGGAATTCATAAGTTTTCTTTTCTGCTGTGCCGCCTTCTTTTGCAAATGTTGCAACTTTTAAGGTCCCAGTATAACTATTAATCTTACTCTTACCAGTAGCTCTTACATTTGTCCTATGAGAATTAAGTTGTTCCATCCAGTTTTCAACGTGGTTTCTAATTTCCATTCCCTCATCATTATAAACGGTTGTTGTCCATTGAACTGCTGCACGATTACTGGGAATATTAATACCTCTTCCCATATATGTAACGGTTGCTACATCAATTGTATCACCTGGTAAGGTTGTGGCCTTACATAAAAACTTAAAATTGTTCATATCTGCATTAAATATCGTTCCTTGAGTACCTGTTACTGATGCTTCAAATAAACTGGCTAATGCTCCACCCTGTTTTAGTTTTGCGGTGAAGGTGTCTATTGAAAATGCCATTATTTCTCCTTTTACGCTTCCGCGCCGATGACTATGTTAAAAGTAAATGGGGGAGCTCTTTTTTACAAGTGCACCCTTCGGACGCCATCGTCTTCCCCCATTTCCTATGTATATTACTATTTATACAGTATTATATTATCCAATAATTTCTGCAAATTCAACTCCAGATCGTACTGCAACGAATTGTAGTTGGATAAAATTAATTGAACGTGAAGGTTTAATATAAATGTCACCACGAAATTCGTTACGATCAACAACTTCCGATGTATTATTACTATCGTCACAAACTACCTGAAAGTCTTGAACACCTTGTCTTCCTTGAATGTCTCTCAAAAAGGGTTCAACGGTTGCCACAAATCGTGAACGAGTAAATGCATCGTTGAATTCAAACAAGAAGGATTTTGCCATATTAGCAATTGATTTTTCCAAAAGGATAAACAACCTTCGAACATTGATACGATCAAACGCACTTGGTTTTGCTAATAGTGTTTTATCTCCGAAAAGAAGTATTCCGCTTCCAGGAAGTCCAACAACTGGATTAATTCCATTTTTATAAAGACTATCCCGTTCAGTTTTATTTGGATTAAAAGGAAGTTTGATAGCATT